GGTACAGACATGGCTTACACAGGATGTTCTGGATCAGATTTTCTGCCAGAACGTTGATGATATGTATCGACTGGCATATGAGGTTATTAATGTAAATTTCAAGGGTTTTTTCAAGAAACTTCTCGGCCAATCTGGAGGCCTTTCTCAAAAGGTAGTGACGATCTTGTCGGGAAGTATGGAGAATTCGACAGAAGCCAATTTACCGACCTTGAATTGAGAATGTATGTCCTGATTCAGAATGGAATGGCTTCTATGATGGAACTTGAAGAATATTACACACTTGATGAAGCGTTGAAGCTTTATGCACTTATGGTCATGAGACAGGACACAGAGCATGGGATGCTTGAAGATAGCAAACACAGCGGGTAGGAGGTGACACCATTGACGGTTAAAGAACTCATGGTCGCTTTGGGCTACAAGGTAGATGAGCAGTCTCGTAAAAAAGCACTTGCTGACGGAAAAGCTTTGAAGAACTCATTGCAGTCACTGCTAGGTATGGTTGGAATAACAGTATCCATAGCAGGTATTGTGAAGTTTGGAAAAGACAGTATGCAGGCAGCTTCTGATGTTGAGCAGATGGAACAGAAATTTAATGTAGTTTTCGATAATTTATCTGGACAAGCCGATGAATGGGCTGGAAATCTTGCTAACGCCATTGGGAGATCGAAGAACTCCATTAAAACGTACTTGGCAGACAACCAGAACCTGTTCGTTGGTTTTGGTATGGCACGTGACGCTGCTATGGAAATGTCAGAGCAACTTGTAGAGTCAGCTATCGACATATCGTCCTTTGCAAACCTGGACGAGACTACGGCTATTAACGCCATGACAAAAGCGGTAATGGGCGAGAGCGAATCTGCAAAAACGCTAGGAGCAGTACTGAATGATACTACCAGAGCGACAGCAATGGCAGAACTTGGTTTTTCGGGCACATATGAGAAGCTGGATCAGCTGTCTAAGATGCAGGTAAACTATACTGCCATAATGCAACAATCAAAGGATGCTATAGGAGATGCCGCAAGGTCTATGGACTCTTTTGAGTCCAAAACAAGGCAATTCCAAGCGCAGATAAAGGATATCAAGGAAAATGTCGGAAGATTTATTCTCCCGTATGCGACAAAGGGTTTAAGCCTACTTTCGAAGCTTACAGGAAAAGTAAAAGAATGGTCTGACAGCCTTGGAGATGTTAATGAGGAAGGAACTAAGGCAAACAAGATATTCACAAAATTTACGGAGTATGGAGAAAAGGTCAAAACTGTTATCACAAAGGTGGTTGATGGCGGAAAGAAGCTTATTGACATGGTAGGCGGGGGAGAGAATGCTCTTAAAATGCTCGGAGTTGTTATAGGAGCTATAATGGCATACAAAGCCGGAGAAAAAATACTATCTGCAGTTGATAAATTCAAAAGCTTCTCCAAGATACTTGGAGGTATAAACCTTAAAGCCCTAGCAATAGTAGCAGCCATAGTGCTGCTCTTTTTGTTGATTCAGGATTTTATAGGGTTCCTGCAGGGAAAAGATTCTTTGTTTGGAACATTGCTTGCAAATGCGGGGGTAGATGTAGATGCTACAAGAGAAAAGTTCTTTGCATTAAAGGATAATATCGCACAGATCATAGAGTATATAAAACAGATCTGCGCACCAGCGTTCGATTCTCTGAAGGATTTTTGGGATGAGCACGGAGCTGAAATTCTTGCATATGCACAAAATTTGCTAAACGGAATTGTTCAGGCGGTATCATTTATGGTCGCCGCTATAGAGCCATACGTATCGTTCATAGTAAATTTATTTCAAGGATTATTTGCTTTGCTGGCCGGAGACACAGATGGAGCGATAGAATCATTTAAAAATGCATGGTCAAGTTTCAAGGAGTATATCTCCAATTTCTTTCAGGCCATTCTGGCACTTCTCGATGGACTCTTCGGTGGATTGCCATCAAAAGCCCTTGAGTGGGGCAAAGATATGCTACAAGGCTTTATTAATGGAATAACAGAAAAAATTTCAGCATTGAAAGAAAAAATAAACAGTGTCGGAGATGCGATCAAGGAAAAATTGCATTTTTCGAAGCCTGATAAAGGGCCTCTTGCTGATGCAGACAAATGGACTCCTGATATGATGGACCTGTTTGCACAGGGAATCGAAAAGGGAAAGGAAAAACTCAAATCTACAGTCACTGGAGTTGCCGCACTGATCAAGGGAGTGGTGACCGGAGATGTCGGAAATGGGTTAAGTGCACTGGCTGGATCTTCGGAAGCATCTGTGCAGACTGCAGGAAATGTGTCGAACAGTAATATGACAATTGTACAGAATAATAATTTCCAGAACAGCTTCAACGGAGGAGACCGTGAACAACAAACACAGGCTGCTAAGCAGATGAATAAAAATGCACACGACGCCAGCACTTATCTGGCACATGCCGTAGCTTTAGGGAGGTAGGTGTAATAATGAAACAGAAAGTGGTAACTACTGTAGCGGGTATTGAATTTGATGCGTTGATAGAAGCTCAGGAAACACATTCTGCTACAGTACCGCAATACCCTCTTGATGAAGGGTATAGCGTATCTGACAACGTTGCATTGGACCCTACCGCACTGAAGCTGACATTGTATGTGACGGCGACACCGGTTACGTGGCTTTCGAGACATGGAGTCGGAGACCAGCGTGTAGAAAATATCTGCAATCAGCTGTTGGATTTATACAAAGCAAGAAGCCCTGTAAGTGTAACTACTCCGAGAAAATCTTATGACAATATGATCATAAAGAATATCACAATCAGCGACACTACACAGGCTGGATATGCAAAAGAGATACCGATTGAATTTACAGAGATTACAGTGACGGCTGCGAAATCAGTAGTTATTCCTGCGGAATATGCTAGAGGAGGGAATACGATGGAATCGAACGGAGCCGCCTCAACGACAAAAGCGCAGAGTTCTACTCCGACAACCGCATCGGACAGACAAAGCGGGAAGGCAAGCGGAGATACTACAAGTTCATCCAAGAATGGCAGCACGTTGCTTTATAACATGGCCAGCGGTTTAGGAAACAAGACCGGATGGTATTCTTTAGAATGACAGGAGGCTGACAGATGCTA